TCTATGTTTGCAAAAAACCCTACTGGTACATTTGGAGTTAGAGGAACTTGTAAAGTATGCAGAGGTGCAGATAAGTTCAAAATTAGAAGGCAAAACATAAAAGCAAAATATGGTATAACTATGGAACAATTTGTAGAAATGTATGAAAGTCAAAATGGTTTGTGTAAGATATGTGATTCAGAAATGGAGATGTTTAGCAGTCGTGACAGGATGCACGACATAGCAAATATAGACCATTGTCACAAAACAGGTAAGGTAAGAGCTTTGCTTTGTAATTTTTGTAATACAGCATTAGGAAAGTTTAAAGATAGTGCAGAGTTATTAATTAAAGCTTCTGAATATGTAAAGAAATACCATTAATGGATTTAATGGTGGATAAAAGGAGAAAATAAAATGTTAACAGAAGAGACAATACAAGACAAAATAGAAATCGTAGGTGACTTCAAGCACGTTCAAGTAAGAACAGCAGTGGTCATCAAGAGAGATGGCACAGAGATAAGTCGTAGCTTCTCAAGGCACGTTGTTGCACCTGATATAAGTGCAGATGACTTAGCCAATGAGAGTGCAGAAGTACAAGCAATATGCAATGCAGTACATACAGATGCAATCAAGACAGCATATGCAACACATTTAGCTACCCAAGAGATATTATAAGAGGTTTAATTAATGGCATACATAGGCACATCTCCTTCCAACGGAGTTAGACGTAAACATACATATACTGCCACTGCTTCACAGACTACATTCAGTGGTGCAGGGTCAGAAGGTGTTTCTTTAAGCTACAGAGATAGCAACTACGTTGATGTGTACAGAAATGGTGTTAAGCTAGGTGACGCAGATTACACTGCCACTAGTGGTACATCTATTGTACTAGGAGAAGGTGCTGCTGTTAGTGATATCATTGAGATTGTAACATATGATGTATTCTCTGTAGCTGATACAGTAAGCAAGGCAGATGGTGGTACGTTTGATGGTAACGTCACAATGGCAGGTACTCTTGCAGTTACAGGTGTTTTAACGGGTACTTCATTAGATATATCAGGAGACATAGACGTTGATGGTACAACTAATCTTGATAACGTAGACATAGATGGTGCATTAGACATAGCAGGTAACCTCTCAGTAGATGGTGGCACAATCAAGCTAGATGGTAATTATCCAGTTGGTTCTAACAACGTGGCTTTGGGTGATACTGCTTTATCTAGTGGTAGTTTAAGTGGCTCAAATAATACTGCAATAGGTTCTTCTGCATTGACTGCAAATACTAGTGGAGACAATATGACTGCTGTTGGTCAAAATGCAGGATTGTCACACACAACAGGAAATTCATCTACATTTATTGGCACTGACTCTGGAAAACTTACAACAACTGGAATTGGAAATACGTTTGTTGGAGATGGTTCTGGTAGACAAAACATAACTGGATCAAGCAATGTTGCTATAGGTCAAAGTGCTTTACTTTCAAACACAGCATCTAACAATACAGCTGTTGGTTATCTGGCACTAACTTCAAACACTACAGGTACTTTGAATACAGCAGTGGGAGGTATTGCTCTTGATGCGAATACTACTGGTGGCTTAAATGTTGCTTTTGGATACACTGCTTTAGGAGCAAATACCACTGGTAATTATAACACAGCTATAGGTACTAAAACACTTGCTTCTAACACAGCATCTAATAACACAGGTGTTGGTTATCAAGTTATGGAACTTAATACTACAGGAACATCAAATACAGGTGTAGGTTATAGAGTTTTAGATTCAAACACCACAGCATCAAACAACACAGCTGTTGGTCATGAAGCACTTACTGCAAACACCACAGCATCTAACAACACGGCTGTTGGGTATCAAGCATTACTTTCAACTACAACTGGAGATCAGAATGTAGCTATTGGTAAGGAAACTTTAAAAAATAATACTGCTGCGACAAATACTGCTGTTGGTGAACAAGCAATGAAATCAACCTCAACAGGTACAGCAAATTCTTCTTTAGGGCAAGGTAGTTTGTATCAAAATACCACAGGAAGTAGTAATGTAGCGGTTGGTAAGTTAGCTTTGTATGCAAACACTACAGCATCTAACAACGTAGCAGTGGGGTATCAGTCGCTTTATGCTAATACTACTGGAACTGCAAACGTATCTATGGGTACAAATTCACTTGATGCAAACACCACAGGTAATTACAACAATGCTTTTGGTCAAGGTGCTTTAGGTACAAACATTACAGGAAATGGTAGCACAGCGATAGGTCATGCTGCATTAACAGCAAATACAGCTAGTTACAACACAGCAGTTGGTTTTACTGCTTTAGCAGCAAATACAACAGGTTTACAAAATGTAGCTATAGGTTCTGAAGCACTATTGTCTAGTACCACAGCAGACAACAACACAGCTGTGGGGTATCATGCAGGATATTCTAATACGACTGGAACTCGTATAACTGCTATTGGTCGTTCTGTTTTAAACGGCAATACAACAGGTGTTGATAATACAGGTGTGGGTGGCATTGATGCTTCAGCAGCCGCAACTTTAGGTAATAATACGACAGGCACAAATAACGTAGCAGTAGGTGGTGGTGCTTTAAATGGAAATATTTCGGCAACTAACAGTACCGCAATTGGTTATCGTGCATTAAAAGCTAGTAATGCCAATAATAATACAGCAGTAGGACAACAAGCAGGAGTTGTTTCTACAGGAGAGCGAAATTCTTTTTTTGGTTCTGAGTCTGGCTCACTTATAACTTCTGGTGAAAAGAACACCATCATAGGTCGTTTCAACGGCAACTCTGGTGGCTTAGACATAAGAACATCAAGCAATAACATTGTGTTATCAGATGGTGATGGTAATCCGAGAATTGTTGTTAATAGTAGTGGTCAAATCAAACTTGGTGGTACTGACCAAGAAGGTCATCTACACGTTTTTGGTAACTTCATTGGTTATTCAGCAGTTTTTCATAATGATGGAAACAATGCAAACAGATATGGTATTTTATCTAAATCTGGTTCTGATTCTGCTGCTGGAACTAATTATGCTTTTGATATTCAAGATGGTAATGGAACTTTACAAGGTTCAATTACATTTAGTGGTGGCACAGTAACCTATGGTGCTTTCACAGCATATCACCCTTGTATTATTCCAAACGCAGATAATGATGCAGATAGTACAGCTAATGCCTATCCTTATGGAACATTATTAGAAATAACAAGTATAGGTTACACACAAAAAGATGGTGCTGATACCGAAAGAGGTATTAGATATAATGTACAAAAATCATCTAGTGCAAAATCAAAAGCAGTATTAGGTGCTTATGGCTCATCAATGAATAATGTGGAACGTGGAGAAACTAATTTACATCAAGCCTTAATATTAGGTGATGGTCATATACTTTGTAACAATGAGAATGGTAATATAGCAGTAGGTGATTATATTTGTACATCTTCTACAAGTGGTGAAGGAATGAAAGCTACTAGCATTTGCACAACCATAGGTATTGCAAGAGAAGCAATAACATTTTCAAACAGTACAGCAGTTTTAGTAGCTGTTGAATATGGCTACAGACAGTTTGTACCAGAAGACTTAGAAGCTAGAATAGTAGCATTAGAAAACGCCTAATATAACTTAAAAGGAGAATAAAATGGCAGACATAGAAAAAACAACAGAAGAAATAGCACAAGACTACACAGCTATGGGTCACTCAGTAGACCTTATCAATGCTATCATTGCAGGAACAGCAATGGCAGATGATACAGCAGAAGAAAAGCAAGACTGTGTTGATAGGAACGTAGCACACTTAGAGATTATGGTGGCTAAGGACTATTGGACAGATGAAGATATGACAGCAGTTAACTCTGCAATCACAGCAGGACAAGGTTACACTGCTTAGGAGTAACACATGACAAGAGCAAAAGACATATCCAAGATAGTCACTGATGCAGACCTCAGTGGTACTCTTGATGTAACAGGTGCAGTGACGGCAGGTGGGCTAACTTTAGCTCCTAGTCAAGTAATTAATTTAAATTCTGGTTCAGATTCTTTTGATGATATACTTCGTAATGAATCAGAAAACGCAACAATTATTAATGCTAGAAATAATGTTAGAATAAATTTAGATTCTAATAGTGATAGCACAAATGCTGAATTTGTTATTGGGTATAATGGCACAAACACAACTACAGCAAAGGCTTTATCTGTAGGTGAATCAGGAGACATCAGCTTCTACGAAGACACAGGCACAACACCAAAGTTCTTTTGGGATGCTAGTGCTGAGTATTTAGGAGTTGGCACTTCTAGTCCAAGTGCTACTTTGCATCTTGATGCCTCTGGTGGTGCTTTTATGAAAATAGAAAGAACTGGTCAAGGTTATTTATTTTTATCAACTGATGGAACTAATGGGTCTATTAGAACTTCAAGTGCAACAGGTTCGTTAAAATTACAAACTAATGGAAATAATAATCGTTTAGTTATAACCAGTGGTGGCAACGTAGGTATTGGTACTAGTAGTCCAGGTTATAAGCTAGATGTAGATGTTACTAGTTCTGCACTAAGATTGAATAGTACAACTTCACAAGCTCTATTGGTAATTTCATCTGATGACTCAGCTAATGCTAAAATAGAATTTGGTGATGAAAGCGACAATGACAGGGGTGCTATTACTTACGACAACCCAAACAATGCAATGCTTTTTCAAACAAACACTTCAGAACGTATGAGAATAGACAGCAGCGGCAACGTGGGTATTAATACTAGTAGTCCTAATGCTAAATTAACAAGTGCAACAACAGATGGTGGTTCTGCTTTTTCTATACATAGAGATTTTAGTGGTGATGTAGGTGGCTCTGAAACTGGTACTGGTAGTTTTAATTTTACATTAACTGATACAGCAACTTCAGACCAAATAGTTTCTAGAATTAATAGTGTAGCTGTAGCAGGAACTGGAGATGCCTTTGCAGGTTCTATGAGATTTTACACAGCAGGAACTAATGGTTCTATTGCAGAACGAATGCGTATAACTAGTACTAATGTGGGTATCAACACATCAAGTCCAACTTCAGGTTATATGCTTCACGTTGGAGGTTCTTCAGGTGTTCACACTAAAGTAAAGATTGAAGCAACTACTGCTACTGGACAAGCAGAATTAGATTTATCAGCTGACCCAGCAGGTGTTTCTTATATTAATTTAGGTGATGAGGATTCTTACAATATAGGTTATTTAGGTTATTTTCATTCTGATAACTCAATGAGATTTCAAACTAATTCAGCAGAACGTGTCCGTATTGACCAGTCAGGCAACGTTGGTATTGGAGGAACATCATTTAATCCTAAACTATATGTATTGAATAACAATGCAGGTCCTGGATTAACTGCTGCAAATGCAACAGCAGTGTTTCATGGTTCTGTTGATATAGGAAAAGGTGGTTGTATAGGTTTTGATTATGGAGCATCACATACAAATTATCCAGTAGGTTTAGGTTATGTAATTACAAGTCAAACAGGCTCTACTAAAGGTGACTTAGCTTTTTTTACTAGAAGTGTAACAACAGATACAGCACCTACAGAACGTATGCGTATCACTAGCTCAGGCAACGTAGGTATTGGTACTAGCAGTCCAAGTGAACAATTACATGTTTCTAAATCAAGTAATGTAAACATTTCAGTTGAAACAACAGGAAGTGGAGGGGGTGCTAATGCAGGTATAATAATAAAAAGTGTAGATGGTGGTGATTTTCTTTGGCAAACAGGCAATGCAACAGGCAATGCGTTAAGATTATATGATTTAAATTCTTCAGCAGAACGTATGCGTATAACGTCAGCAGGTGCTATGACAATGGGAACAACTTCTTCTCAAACTGCTGCTAGTGGTATTACTTTAAAAAATGATGTTCAAAGTGGCTATCCAACTCTTTTATTTTTACAGAATCAGCCAGGAACTGGTGGCACAATGGGTGCTGATATACATATGGGATACGCATCTGATTATGGTTCAATACTTAGATTTTATGGAAATCCATTTAATGCAAGACCTGGTGGATTTCAATTTAGAAGAGTTACTGGTAGTGGTACATCAGACGTATCTATGCAAATAGGAACTGATGGTGCTCTTAATGTGCAAGGTGTATATGACCAAACAACTGGTAGTGGAGCAAACGTAAATGTTGCTTCAGATGGGCATTTAAGAAGAAGTACATCATCACTAAGATATAAAAACACAGTTAATGATGCAACTTACGGCTTAACAGAATTACTTACATTAAGACCTGTTACTTACAAAGGTAACAATGATGGTGATACTGTGTTTGGTGGTCTTATTGCAGAAGAAGTGCATGACGCAGGATTAACAGAGTTTGTACAGTATGATGATGATGGTGAGCCAGATGCACTTGCTTATGGTAATATGGTATCACTTTGTATTAAAGCAATTCAAGAACTTAAAGCAGAACTTGATGAAGCTAAAGCTAGAATTACAGCATTAGAAGGAGCTTAAAGATATGACGAAAGCAAGAGAATTATCAGAATTAGCAAAAGCTGTAACAATAAGTGATAACAGAATTGACTTTGACAGAGAATTACAACTTTCAAATGCTTCTATTACTGCTGATGTAAACTTTGGCGATAATGACAAAGTTATCTTTGGTGCAGGTAATGACTTACAGATTTATCACGATGCAGGTGGAAACTCATTTATTAATGAAAGTGGGTTTGGCTCATTATTTATGCAAGGCGATAACATTAGATTCCGAACCACAGACGGAACAGGAACATATGCCTTATTTACAAATGGTGGTGCAGTAGACCTTTATCATAATAATTCCCTCAAACTAGCCACCACCGCAACAGGTGTAACTGTAACAGGCACTGTGACGGCAGGTGATATTACCCTTAGCGACAATAACCCAACAATAATATTTGACGATGCTAATGGTGTTGACCAAAACTTTACTTTTGCAGTCAATGGTGGCACAGCAAATATCCAATCAAGAACTGATGCAGGTGTAAATACAACTAGATTTACAGTTTCTTCAAACGGAAATATTGATTTTAAAGGTGGCGACATCAGCTTCTACGAAGACACAGGCACAACACCAAAGTTCTTTTGGGATGCTAGTGCTGAATGTCTTAATGTAGGTACTACTACATCTGAGGGTAAATTTAATGTAAATGTATCAGCACCTGCTGACTATCCTTTTCGCTTAACAAATACAAGTTCAACAGGTTATGGCTTATTAGTCACAGCAGGAAATGGGTCAAGTGCTTTAGCTAAGTTTAGAGATTATGCAGGCAATGATAGAGTATATATTTCTGGTGCAGGCAACGTAGGTATTGGTACTAATAGTCCTACAGCAGAATTAACAATAGGTATGGCTGATTTAGGAAGTGCTGAAATAGACTTTAGAGGAACAACTTACTCAAGACTTGGTATAATAAAAGTATCTCACGATAGTGGCACAGCTGAAGCTAGTATGCGTTTTCACACACGCACAGGTGGAAGTGAACCAGAACGTATGCGTATCACTAGCTCAGGCAACGTAGGTATTGGTACTACCAGTCCAAATTCAAAATTAGATGTAGCTACTGGTGCTAATGGAGTTATTTTTAGATATGATACTGCTAGTACTTTTTTGCAAATATTCCCAGAAGATGCTAATGGAGATATTAGTTTAAGATATAGAGCTAACTCTGGTTCAGCACCAGATTTATTGTTCAAAAATGATGCTGGTACAGAACGTATGCGTATTACTGACGGTGGCAACGTAGGTATTGGTACTAATAGTCCAAGTGAGTTAATACATGCTAATGGTTCTTCTGTTTCTGGTTTGCAACTTACAACTAATACTTACACAAATGGTACAGTTTTCAAAGTACAAGGTGATGGTGCTTCTTATATTTACAACACCGAAAATGCTATGCTTAGATTTGGCACAAACAATTTAGAACGTATTCGTATTGATAGCTCAGGTCGTGTTGGAATAGGAGCAACTGCTCTTGGTGCAAACTTAAATATTCTTGGTGCTAATAGTGATACTTGGGCTGCATCAGCTACTAATGGTCTTGCATTAAATGGTAATACTGCTGTTTCAACAATTACTTCATATTTAGATACTTCTTCAATTCGTATTGGAGCAGGAGTTACTCAAAAAACTGGAATTGTCATAACAGGACAAAGCACTGGAAGTGGTTCAACTATACAATTTAGAACAGGTAATTCTGAACGTATGCGTATTAATAGTGCAGGGTCAGTATCTATAGGAACTTCAAGTAGTCCTAATAATGCACCTTTGTTAATTAAATGTGCTACTGATGATAACATACGCATAAAGCAAGAAACACACGCAGCAATACAAGCTGTAAATGATGCAGCTAGTGCTTTTACTGAATTAAAGTTAGATGGCTCAAGTTTGTTTCTTAATAGTCAAAGTGGTGGCAACGTACTTGTTGGTATAACTACAAACCCAGTATCACAATCTGGCTTAACAACAGGTGGACAAGCTTTTATTGCAAATTCTTATAGTGCATTTTCTAGGGTGGGTGGTGTAACAGCATATTTTAATCGTCAATTCAGTGATGGTGATGTTATAGCAATAAGACAAGACGGAAGTGATGAAGGGTTTATTTCAGTTAGTGGCACAACTGTTACATATGGTGGTGGTCATTTAGCAAGATGGTCAAGATTACTTGATAATAGCAAAGATACAACCATAGTAAAAGGCACAGTGATGACTAACCTTAATGAAATGGTTGAATGGTCGCATGATGAAGTTTTATGGATAGATGAAGATGAATTACCAGATGGAGTTTCTGTAGGAGATGTAAAAAAATCTGCATATACAGAAGATAATGAACAGTTAAATAAGATGGCTGTATCTAGTGTTGAGGGTGATGCTAATGTTGCAGGGGTTTTTGTTAGTTGGCATAATGATGATGATGGTTTTAATGATATGATTGTAGCAATGACAGGTGATATGGTCATAAGAATTTCTCAAGGAACAACAGTAGCTAGAGGTGATTTGCTAATGAGTGCAGGAGATGGCACTGCAAAACCTCAAGGTGACGATATCGTTAGAAGTAAAACAATAGCAAAAGTTACTTCTACAAATGTATCACATACATATGATGATGGCACATATTTAGTGCCTTGTGTATTGATGGCTTGCTAACTTAACATAAAGGAGATTAAAATGGCAGTAACTTGGACAATAGGAACAATGGAAAGAGACTTAGTGCAGGGAGACAACACAGATATTGTGACTGTCTTGCACTGGAGAGCAACAGATGAAGACGCAGATGGCAACACTGGTTCAGCTTATGGAACAGTGGGTGTAACTCTTGTAGGCACACCAACACCATACGCAGATATCACTGAAGAGCAAGCAATAGGCTGGGCTAAAGATGCACTTGGTGAAGACGAAGTAGCATCAATAGAAGAGGGCATTGCAGCGCAGATAAATAGTAAAGTAAATCCAACAACAGCAACAGGAGTATCTTGGTAATGACTGAAAAATCAAATGTAATAACAATCGACGGTAAAGAGTATAATCAAGAAGATTTAACTCAAGATCAAAACTACTTTATCAATCAAATTAAAGACTTACAAAATAAAGCAAGTAGTCTTAAATTTCAATTAGATCAAGTAACAGTAGCACAGAATGCTTTTACTAATTCACTAATACAATCGATTAAAGGTGAAGAAGGTAATGAAGAAGCACCTGAAGCTCAAAGCATGTAATTAACTTAAATGTTTTAGAAACGAGTCCTTATAAATAGAATAAAATAAAGGATTAAAAATGGCAACTCCTACATCGCGCGATACTCTTATCGATTATTGTAAAAGACGTCTAGGCGAACCGGTCATCGAAGTCAATGTTGATGAAGATCAACTAGAAGATAGAGTTGACGAAGCGCTGCAGTATTATCGTGAGTTTCATTCTGATGCTACGATTAGAACTTATCTGAAACACCAGGTAACTTCTACAGATGTGGCTAATGAATATATTACGCTTAATAGTAACATTATATTCGTTTCTAAAATGTTCCCTTTATCGAGTTCTTTTAATAACTCGAGAAACTTTTTTGACATTAAGTATCAAATGATGTTAAATGATATCGCTGATCTTATGAATTTTGCAGGTGATCTTGCATATTATGAGCAAATGCAGCAATACTTATCAATGTTAGATATGAAATTAAATGGTACGCCTCAAGTACAGTTCTCACGTAGACAAAATAGATTATATATTTTCGGTGATTTTGCAGATGGAGACATTAAAGCTGGTGATTATATAGTTGCAGAAGTTTACACAGAAGTAAGTGAAACCGATCATACATCAATATTCAACGATATGTTTATTAAAGAATACACTACTGCATTAATTAAACAGCAGTGGGGACAGAATTTAATAAAGTTTGAAGGAATGCAACTACCGGGAGGAGTCATTTTAAATGGAAGACAAATATATGATGATGCAACTGCAGAGATTGCGACTCTCAGAGAGAGCTTGAGATTAGAACACGAATTTCCACCCGACTTTTTCGTAGGATGACATGGCAACAAATTTATACTTCAGTCAAAAAGTACGATCAGAGCAGAACCTCTATGAAGACATAGTCATTGAGGCACTTAAGACTTATGGTCAAAACGTATTTTACCTTCCTCGAGACATTGTAAATGAAGATCAGATACTAGGTGATGATCCTGTATCGAGTTTTAATTCTTCTTACATGTTAGAGATGTATATCGAAAACACAGAAGGTTTCGATGGTGAAGGAGATCTGTTTACAAGATTTGGTGTTGAGATAAGAGATGAAGCAACCTTTATAGTATCAAGAAGAAGATGGGCTGATGCTGTACAAAGATATGATAATGAAATTACAGTAGAAAGACCAGCTGAAGGTGATCTTATTTACTTACCCATGACACGAAAATTCTTTCAGATATCTCATGTCGAACACGAACAACCTTTTTATCAGTTAAGCAACTTACCAGTTTATAAATTAAGATGTCAGTTATTTGAATATACTGGCGAAGACATGGATACTGGTATTGATGTACTTGATGATCTTGAATCTAAATACGCTTACAAATATATACTTACACTTGATAACACAAGAGACAGTGCACAAGCAACTGCAACTTTGAGTTCAGGTGTTCTTCAAAGTCTTAATATTACCGATAGTGGTAGTAATTATTTTCTAGCTCCTACGGTAACGGTTGTAGATTCAACCGGAGTTGGAGCCGCTATTACTGCAACTGTAGATGATAACAATGGTAAAGTCAACAGTATTACTATCACAAACGGTGGATCCGGATATACTAATCCTACAATAAGATTTGCAGAGCCGGCTCCTACCACTTTTCAAGTTGGTGAAACTATTACGAGTCCTAGTGGTGATACGACAATGCGTGGAGAAGTTGTCAAATATTCAGATTCAGATGATAAAGTTCATATTATTCATGCAGGAGCTGACGACGGAAAATATCATACGTTTGCGACTGGTAAGAAAGTAATCGGATTAAAAACTGGTGCAGGAGGTATTATCACTCTTGTAGTAGAAGATAATCAACTATCTCAAAATGAACAAAACGCAGATTTTTCAACAGGTGCAGACTTCATTGATTTCAGTGAGTCTAATCCATTCGGTGATGTGAGTAATAACTAATGTTTGGTACTCATTTCTATCATTCAAAAACTAAAAAAGCGGTAGCGCTGTTCGGCAGACTTTTTAATAACATATATGTTATTCGTAAAAATTCTTCAGGTGCCGTTATTAGTCAATTAAAAGTACCTTTATCGTACGCGCCAAAACAAAAGTATCTTGAAAGAATACGAGAGAATCCTAATCTAAACGAAGATACACAAGTTGCAATCAAGTTACCTCGAATGTCATTCGAAATTACTTCGATAGCCTATGATGCTCAAAGGCAATTAGCAAAGGTTGGTAACTTTACAACAATATCTTCAACTGGTGACACAACAAAGAGACAAAAGTTTTTTAATCCAGTTCCTTATTCAATAAACTTTCAACTTAATGCATATGCTAAATCACAGGATGATGCATTGCAAATCGTTGAGCAGATATTGCCAACTTTTAATCCTCAGTATGCTCTTACAATAAAACCATTTCAAACTGAGTATCCGGATTTTAAAGAAGACATACAAGTAATAATACAAGGTGTAAGTTTTTCTGATGATTTTGAAGGAGCAATGGAGCAGAGAAGAACAATAATTTACAGTTTGGACTTTGAGATGAAGTTAAGTTATCATGGTCCAATTGCAGATAATAGTATCATACGTGATGCTAGAACAAAGATATTCGATATCAAGGCTGGTTTGAATGATTCAGATATAGGACTAGAAACTATAGTAGTCACACCTAATCCTTCCAACATTATTGGTCTTGATGACAGTACCTTTGGATTTTCAACAACAATTTTAGATAGTGCGAGTTAACAATGTATGAATATAGAGTAAAGATCGTCAAGATAATTGATGGTGACACAGTAGACGTAGATATTGATTTAGGGTTTGGTGTGTGGATGCACAAAGAGCGTGTAAGATTATTCGGTATAGACACACCAGAATCGAGAACTTCAGATTTAGAAGAAAAGAAATATGGTTTAGCTGCTAAAAAGTTTTTAACAGGTATGTTAGATGATGAAGGTGGCATCATTTTAAAAACTCATAAAGATAAAACTGGCAAGTTTGGAAGAATATTAGGTGAATTGTGGAGAACAACTAACTATGCTGATCAATCTATAAATAACTATATGATTGACAAACACCATGCAGTAATGTACTTAGGACAATCTAAAGATGATATTCAAGAACAACATATGTATAATCGTAAGTTAGTAAAATTAGATGAGTGATAAAAAAGATATGGAGAAATTTTTTCCACCTGAAGAGAAAAACATTGATAATGATTACAAGTATTCTCGAGATACTTATTATGAATTAGTTGAAAAAGGAAAACAAAGTTTAGATCTCATGATGGAGGTTGCGCGTGAAAGTGAGCATCCTCGAGCTTTTGAAGTCTTATCAGGAATGATAAAAAATATTTCTGATGTAAATGATAGACTTATGGACCTGAATAAGAAAAAGAAAGATATTGACAAGAAAGACGAGATTAAGAAAGTTGAAAATACTACAAATAATCTTTTTGTTGGTTCCACGACTGAGCTTCAAAAGCTACTAAAGAATGAATCGGAAATAGTCAATGTCACGCCAAAACCAGAATGAAAACTATCTAGGCAATCCTAATATCAAAAAAGACGGTATTACTTCTAACTTCACACAGGAAGAAGTATTGGAATATGCCAAGTGTATGAAAGATCCTGTCTATTTCGTAGAAAAGTATGCAAAGATTATCTCACTTGATAAAGGATTAGTACCTTTCGAATTATATCCTTATCAAAAAAAGATGTTTAAACAGTTTGAAGATAACCGATTTAATATAGTTCTTGCATGTAGACAATCTGGTAAATCAATATCTGCATGTGGTTATCTACTTTGGTTTGCGCTTTTTCAATCTGAAAAATCTATTGCTGTTTTAGCTAACAAAGGCGCAACTGCAAGAGAGATGTTAGCAAGAATTACAATAATGCTTGAAAACATTCCTTTCTTTCTTCAACCTGGTTGTAAAGCTCTTAATAAATCCAATATCGATTTTAGTAATAATAGTAGAATTATAGCTGCAGCAACTACAGGATCATCTATTCGAGGTCTTTCAATTAACTTATTGTACTTAGATGAATTTGCTTTCGTTGAAAGAGCAGCAGAATTCTACACTTCAACATACCCTGTTGTTTCTTCTGGTGGTGACACTAAAATTATAGTGACATCAACGGCAAATGGTATTGGTAATACTTTTCATAAGATATGGGAAGGGTCAATTCAAGGAGTTAATGAGTATAAAAACTTTAGAGTTGATTGGCACGATGTTCCAGGCCGAGATGAAAAATGGAAAGAAGAAACCATAAACAATACATCTCAAATACAGTTTGATCAAGAATTTGGAAATACATTCTTTGGAACAGGAAACACATTAATTAATGCACAAACATTATTAGAATTAAGAGCAACACCACCTAAAAAATATTTGGAAGGTGGAGACTGTTTAATATACAAAGAACCAGTAAAAAATCATGAATACATCTTAGTTGCTGATGTATCAAAGGGAAGAGGCCAGGACTATTCTTCCTTTAGTCTGATCGATATTAACGTTCGCCCTTTCGAGCAGGTAGTTGTGTATCGCAATAATACTATCTCGCCATTACTCTTCCCTAATATTATATATAAGTACGCTAATGTCTACAACAAAGCTTATTGTATTATTGAATCAAACGATCAAGGTTCTGTAGTGTGTAATGGTTTATATTATGATTTAGAATATGAGAACGTTCATGTTGAGTCTGCAGTAAAGGCAAATGCTGTAGGTGTAGATATAAATAGAAAGTCAAAACGATTAGGATGTAGTGCATTAAAAGATCTCTTAGAGAATAATAAATTAAAAGTTGTAGATGAACAAACCATATTAGAAATATCGACATTTGAAGCTAAAGGACAAACATACCAAGCTGCAGTTGGCAATCATGACGATTTAGTTATGAATCTTGTAATGTTTGGTTATTTTGTGTCTTCATCATACTTTTCTAATTTAACAGATATTAACATTAAAGAAATGATATTCAAACAGAAACTTAAAGAAATTGAAGAAGACATTGTACCATTCGGGTTTATAGATAATGGAAATGACCACATTAAAAGAATTGAACCGACTGAAGATCACCCATGGGCTATAGAGTATGATAGAAATCTTTAATATTATAAATAATGGTAACAATTGAATATTCGTATAATGTTAACCGTATAATAAGAATGAGGAAAATAGAATGGCACTCTCTACACCGTCCGAATCACCTGCGGTTGTTGTCAAAGAAATAGACCTGACTGGTGGCGTGCCTAATGTCCAGTCAACTACAGGCGCAACTGTAATACAATCAACATGGGGACCAGTCGAACAAAGAGTCAAACTTAGCTCAGAACAACAGCTAGTTGACGTTTTTGGTTCACCGGACTCCGCAACAACTTTTTCATTTCATAGAGCTAATTTCTTTTTGAAATATTCTAACTCTCTTCAGACTGTGAGAGTAATTGATACTAATGCAAAAAATGCCGTATCAACTACTGGTCAAACTGATGCCGCATCTCCACCAGCTGAAGTTGTTAAAAATTTAACAGACTTTAATTCACAATTGTCTGGATTAGATTCAGATCTGCACACCTTTGTAGCTAAATACCCAGGTACGCTTGGTAATAGTTTACAGGT